GAGAACATCTTGACCATCAGTTTCTCGATCAAATCCAAGGGCTCGGGCCTGCGACCCTGGAAAATCTCTGCGAGTTCATCGCGGCGAAGGTAAATGAGTCGATTCCCGTGTACTCAGTTACGGTTTCACGTGTTGCTGGCGACAAATGCCGTTTGGAACTGGGGCCAAAATGATCCACTACCATGGCACGCCGATCGGCGGCTCGCGCCAGGATGTCGCACGGTTCCTGATCGGCCGGCACGCATTGGTACCATTTCCGCGTAAGGACGACGTAGCGATCGTGGCCGATGTGTGCCAATCGTTCGTATTCGACAACGGTGCTTTCAGCGTGTGGAAACGGGGCGAAATACTCGACGTCCCCGGATACACAAAGTGGTGCGACGAGTGGCATCGCCACCCAGGGTTCGATTGGGCGCTGATACCAGACGTGATCGTAGGGGGCGAAGCTGAGAATGATGCGATGCTAGCTGACTGGCCTCGCCATATCGAAGGCGTGCCGGTCTGGCACATGCACGAGAGCCTGAGCCGGCTAGATAGGCTGGTATGTGAGTACCGTACGGTTTCGTTCGGCAGCTCGGGCCAATGGAAAAGCCCAGGAACTTCCGATTGGTGGATCCGCATGTCGGAGGCGATGAGGGTGGCCTGTACTGAGGATGGCCATCCGCGTGCCCGGCTGCACGGGCTAAGAATGCTAAACCCTAGAATATTTACCAAATTGCCTTTTGCTTCAGCCGATAGCACCAATGCCGGAATGAACTGCGGTGCCATCAAGCGGTTCGGGATGTACCCACCCCCTACATCCTCGCAACGAGCGGCTGTGATCGCAGAACGCATTGAAACCAATAACTCAGCTGCTGTGTGGGTGCCACAGGAGTCTGGGGAATGATCCAACTGACCTTCACGAACTGGCACCCCAAGCGCCGAGTGGGCACGTTCGGAGCACGCCCGTGCCGAGCCCTGAGGGCCAAGCTCTTGGCGGGGGACTTACATCTCCTGCCGAAGTCGTGGCGGCGGAAATGGATCACGCAGAGGATCATCGCGACGCCCCCGTGGGCTGACTTCACGCTGATCCGTGCGGTGTACGAAGAGGCTGCGCGCTTGACCTGGGAGACGGGCGTGTTTCACGACGTCGACCATGTGGTGCCTCTCAATAATCCTCGCGTATGTGGGCTGCACGTGCACTATAATCTCAGGCCGATGCCTAGTGGCCCGAACAATGCCAAGTCGAATACTTGGTGCCCCGAACAGATGGAGTTAGAACTATGGATCACACCGGCATGCAAGTCGTCCGCCCGAAAGCGCGCCCCATCCGAGCATTCGTGCGCCCGGGCCAAGAGCCTGGAGATCGCACTATAATCTCGTGGCGAGTGCATGGCTCAGGCGCTGTAGGGTACGGCCCGACGTGGCCGGAAGCGTACAAGATGTGGGCTGAGCATTACATGAGCGCAGCGCTATACGGCACAGGGCCGTCGCCAAAGAAATCGGTGCTTGGGTTGGACACCAAGCACCGGCGTTTGACATCGCCAATTCCCGATTAAATCGGGAACAGCGCGGAGATAAGCAGCAGCAGAGTATCGGGTGCCACTTTCGTGGCGTCTTCACTCAGGGTGTTGAATACCTTGATCAGTTGCAGCCCATAAGCCACGAGCATCGAACAGAACCAGCTATTCGGCGACGACCAAGTGGTCCCAGCCGCGAACGCAGCGATGGCCAGTTCGTTATAGGGCTTGCCGATCTGAGCCTGCAGGAACGCGTAGTACGCGGTCTCTTGGGCATCGGTGACGGGCAGAATCACCCGCCTGACCGTCTCGCCGGCCACGTACGAAGCGGGGCGGATCTGCACCCCTGCGGCGATACTACCGATCGAGTCGTCCCGCGCGCCGAGCAGAGTGCCATCCGGCAGCACCGTATCGACGTGGGAGTATTGGCCGCGGTCATACCACTTGATCAGAGCGGCTCCGAAACCCGAGCCTTCGACGAATTGAAGAACGATTTGGCCCATTATTGCACCGGGGGCGTATAGCCAGGAGTCGGGGTAGGCGCGGGCTGCGTCGGCGGGGCCATGAGTGTGATCGTGCCGTCCGTGGTGGTGAGCACCGCGACACTCGGTACAGGGCACGCGGTGAGTACTGCTTTGACAGCGTTCGGGTTGCCCGTAGCGTTGCGCTGCAGAGCTCCGACCTTGATCGCGCAGGCGGCGTCACTCCAGCCGACGAAAGCCGCGTCGTCGATGGCCCGCACGTTCTGCCGAGCCCCTGCGTACCCGGATTCCCCGGCGTTGATGATGCCGCCCGTATAGGCGTTGATAGCCGAGCAGCCCGCCAAGGCTGCCAAGCTAGTCACAGTGCCGACAAACAATAGCCTGCGCATGACTAGCCCCAGTTACAGCGGGGCTTGGCCGACGAGCGGAGCGGCGGGTGCCGGTTCTGCTGTGGGTGCCGGGGCTTGGTCGACCATTTCGAGTGCGATTTGCGTCGGTGTGGGTAACGGTGCCGGGGTGAGCTTGGCAACGCCGGCCGCGATCACAGCCTGGACCACATTGGCCAGGGTCGTGGTGCTGGTATTTTCAATTTGGGGCAGGGTGGCCTGGAGCTCAGCCAGAACAGCCGTGCCTTTCAGAAAGCCCGATGCCGGATTGGTCCATACGGCCGGGTTCGCGGCGATATCGGCCAAGGCCGAAGAGATGACGGGCATGGCGGCCACGACAACGTTATTCAGAAGCAGCTCGCCCAATTGGGCGAGTGCGGTGTCAGTCGAGCTGGTGGTCATGATCAGTTCCTTGAGGGGTTGAGGATTAGGGGTTGCCGCGGCGTGGTCGTCCTCGCTTCGCCCCGCGCCGCGGGTAATTACGACTTTGGGCTGACGAACGGGGCCGCTCCGTGCCAGCCGGTGATCAGCCCTGCGATACCGAGCGCGGCAGACTTCAGCGCCAGGTCGTCAATTTTCAGATAGTCCATGACAAGCACCAGACCCAAGAGCCCGGCGACTTTGAGCGTTTTGCTGGCTAGCGCGGCAGATGCGGCAGCACCCATGATGCTTCTCCTTAGTTCTCAGCCACAGTTTGAAGGTTTTCAGCGCCGCGGTCGACCCACCCTGCGCCTTCGGCGGCCCATGCCGCACATTGTACCCAGTATTTAAACCGGGAGGCCATGAACTGCATCGCAACCTTCAGCGGGTCGGCGCTGCGCACGGCTGCCACGGTCTGAGCCCCGATCACCCCGTCCTGCGGCACTCCCACGGCGGCTTGGAGCCACTGAGCCGGGTGCCCGCCGTTGTACGCGGCGTCAAAGATCAGGTACCCGATTCGAATATCGAACTGGCTACACTGGTACGGGTCCCAATACTTAGTCTGCGCGAGTGCTTGGGCCTGGGTGTAAGTGAGCGTGGCGAAGTTCACATTGGGGAACCACTCCGCGCTGATACCGTAGCGGGAGCCCTTGAACTGGCCCTGCCCCACGATCCCGCTCGACCAGTTGCCCGGATCGTTGACGTCGGTACTCGGGGCCGTGCCCTCGGTGCCGACCACCTCGGCAAATACATCGTTGAAATTCATCATGATGTGAGCTTCGCCTTCAGATAGAACCCGGCCGCAGCAACCAGAAAGATCATCGCGGCCCAGATGCCCTTTTCCACCAACTTCAAACTGATCTCTCGCCAAAATTTCTCTCGGGCCTTGGCTTGCTCGATCACGGCCTCGTGGAATCGACGGTGGCTTTCAGGGTCCCCCTCGGGGAACCCCAGTAACACCTTGTCGACCTTGACGCTGACCTCTTCCAGCGTGACGGAATTCTGCGCATGGCGCCGGTCGAGATCAGTTTTGAGCGCCTTGATAGCGACGGTCAGGTCTTGCAAGGCTTCGGTATCCACAACGTCTCCTGATTTTATTAGGTGCCACTGTTCAAGCCGGTTGAACCGTCGCTGCCGCCTACGGGGCCACTAGAACTATTCGAGACACGGGGCGATGAGAGCGTGGCTGCATTGAACGTGTTACCTACGACACCCACGCCCGTAGAAGTACTGTCTGCGACTACGGTATTGGTGGCGAAACCGTCGAAACTGTTATTCGTGACCATAGAGCGCACGGAACCCGTCAGAGAGATTTGGGCGGTTGCCGGATGCACAGACTGGTTTATCACCGAATTCCCGGTGTACACGCCGCGTGCGGAACCAGTCTCCTCAATGGCGAAATTGTTATCGTTGAATGTCGTGTTTGATACATGGGTATTGGAGCTATTGGCAACCCGGACACCCACGGCGAACCCAAAATTCGCCTCCCCCCCAATCTGCATACCCGTGATCTGTACGGCGCCCGCGCTGTTGTCAACGAAGACCGCATCTGTTTCAGCCAGTACGCTGACAGGGTTGAGCCAGCCGTCCGAGATCGTGACCATCTGTTGCGCGGGTAGTGCGTTGATGAAGATGCCTTGTGCCGTGAACCCGTCGACGATCGGGTTCTGGATGATCACGTCCGCAAAGCCGCCAGCGGTGGCCGGTGTGGAGTAGTCGAAGAAATATCCAAAATTAACTTCGCCTGCTGCGGCGTTGCTAAAATAGAGGTCGGAGACATATAGCCCAGAAGCCCGATACCCTACCTGACCGGTGGGACCCCCAAAAGCACCTGTACCCTGTACGAACGTATCGCGCCAGGTCGAAGATTCATTGCCCCCAACACATCCCCCACCGCCCAGAATATTCCAACCGATGAAGCCGTTAGTAGCTGCTGAGTAGGTCGTCCCCATGCGCTGAAACGACGAGTCCGTGGCGCACTCCATTTGCACGCCAGTTAGAAACCCCGCAACCTGGATATCCGAGAGCTTCGCCAGCGCGGTGAAGGCAAGGGCAATACCGACGTTAGAGGTCCCTGGCGTGGCAGACACAATGTTAAAGCCGTTAAAGACATCATCGGCGAGCGGCGTGCCGAGCACCCCCGTGACTTCCAGTGCCGAGATATTCGTAGCTGTCGCTGTGAGCACCGTCGCATTGAGTCCGGCACCGAGCAACGAGACATGAGATTTGACATTATTGATCGGGTTGGCAAGGCCGTAATTACCGGCCGACATTTGGATCACTCCGCCGACATTCTCCAGCATCGTGTAGGCGAGGTTGAACGCTGACGAGTCATCCGACGTACCGTTCTTCGCGGCTCCGAACCACTCGGGGATAACAGTCATCCCGGTGTCGGCCTGGGGGACGAGGTTGCTGAAGATCTGCTGCCCACCTGCCATGATCTGACGCTGAAACTGTACGACCTCGGTGCCCGCGGTGCCGATGATCTCACCGTTGTTCGTGAACTGCACTACGGTGGCAGCCCCAAAGGTCAAGTTCTCGCTGATCTTCGAAGCACAGGGCACGACCACGGTCGTTGGCGTCGCACCGATCGACGAGATCAAAGCCGTCCAAGCTGCGTTGTCGTTCGTTGTGCCGTTGCAGGTTGCGCCGTAGTCCGTGATATTGACGACTTGGTTCAACTTAGCGCCAACCGTGGTGGCCACAGCCCCCGTGCGGTTCAAGGTATAGGAGATATTCCCGCCCGAGAACGCGGTGAAGTCATTCACCCCCGTGAGTTGGTCCTCAGTCCAGAACGGGTGTGTGGGCGGGTTGGTGTCGGTAGCGGGGGACAAGATCAGCTTGTACTTGTCGCCCGCGATCAGCCAGACGTTCGCCTGCCCGTTGGCGTCGAGAATGATCGGGTTGGTGTTCGGCGTCGAGCCCGTCGAGCTGGTGTAAGTAGCCAGCGGGTTGGTGGTGCCTGCAGCGTAGCTGAAGAGCTGGCACCCCGAGCACGGCGTGCCGTTCTGGTTGAATTGCTGGATCGGCGTCGGCGTGATATTCACCGTGGCCGCTTGTGCGGACCCGGCAATGAGCACGGCCAGGAATAATGCAAAAAGTCTCTTCACGTTACATCTCCAAGGGGTTAGCGGCGCTGGCACTGCAGGTAGCCGTTCACAGAGGCGACGGCTACCGTGACGCTAGATGCTTCAGCAGTAAGGAAAATCGTTGTGGGGGTGGAGATCAAAATACGCGTAACCATCGGGTTCAGGGTAGTCGTACCGGTGGCTCCGGTAGCCAGCGTGACACCCAAGTACGACGCATTCGGGTTCGCTGGAAGGGTAGCAGACACCGTACCAATGCCCGCTACTATATCGGCCACGATAGCCCCGGTGGTGGGTAGGAAAAGCGCCTGCCCCCAGCAGTTCCAATCCCCGGCCGGCAGGTTGGTAATGCTGGTCGCATTGACCGTAGTGCCTGACGTAATGGCAGTGCCTGTGGTAGTGTTGCTTTGAAATTCACCGATACTTCCGGCCGTGACGGGGTTTCCTGTGGCGTTGCCCACGATGCCGGCCGGGTAGCTCGGGGTCAGTGCTCCGGTCATTGTCAACGTGCGCAGCGCGGCTGTGGCGGGCCACACGTCCGTCACACCGTCCGTCTGTAGCCACATTGAGGTGGAATTGTTGGTGCCTTGCGGGAGCACTACGCCAGTGCCGGTCGTGCCGCCTGCGCCGTTGCTCAGGAACACCGTGATGGTGGAAGCGCCCGTGGTGTTGTTCTGGAACAGGACTTCTCGGCTCGCGGTCAGGAGGGAGCCATTCTGGATGATGAACGTGACGTTGCCCGTGAGTACACCCGTCAGATTAATCGTGCGCTTGCCTGGGGGTACGGGCATCGTGGTGATCTGCGCGCCCGTCGTGTAACCAGTTCCACCATAGATCACAGATAGCGTGGACAGGCCGCTTCCCGACACGGAGGCGACTCGTATCACCGCATCTGAGTTTCCACCAGGGAGCGCGAGCAAATCCCCCACAGCGTACCCGGTGCCGGGGTTTATCACAGTGACCACGCTGCTGATCACCCCGCCCGAGGCGAGAATGACGACCTGCCCGCCGCCGCCCAGCGTCGCTTGGTTGTATGTGCCGCCTGTTACCGCGAAGGGCACCGTGGCCGAGGAACTGGCGAGTTGCTGGTTAGCGAACGCATCGGTCGCCACGAGCGTGGAATTATCCAGCCGCCCCTGCGTCGTCGCGTTGATCGTAGCCCCAGTAATAGAGCCTCCTGTGATCGCGACGCTATTCGCTTGGTACCCGGTCTTGTCGAGAATGTTGTAGGCGTTGGTCTGCCCGAGCGCGAGCAGCGGAGCCAGCAATAAAACAGCAAGGAACTTTTTCATCTTAGCGCTCCAAGTTCGCGGACACACTCACCGTCATGCTCGGCGTTGAGGCCCCGATGAGCTGCACGCGCCACGTCACCGGCAACAAGTCGGAGGTGGCCCCGTTGGCGAGCGTACCGATGCCGGGGTACACCTTGAGCACCGTGGTACCCGTGCCCGTGATTGCAGCGCCCACCAGGATGTCGTAGTAGACGCCCGGGTTCGCGGGGTCTTCACCTTGGATGTGGGGTGTGTACGAACCGCTCGTGAACGACGTCACGTTGACGATCAGATGCAGCCCCTTGGAGTTGGGGTTGAACTGATCGTTCGAATTCACCGTAGCCGCCGTCAGTGCAGTAGGCTGGAATATCTTGGCTCCGGTATTGACGATCTCCTGGGCCTGCACCAAGGGCGCGAGACACAGCAGGGCGAGAAGAATAAGCAAGCGTTTCATGGTCGGGCTCCTAGACTACCAATCCATTAATTCATGGAAGCCCAGAGCTTTCGCCTTGGGCAACTTGTGCTCTAAATCCTTGCCGATGTCCGTGCGGGCCATGCGGTCCTGGTACTTGATGCTCGACACGGCCGCATAGACTTGCGGGATCGCATCGTGTAGATCTGGGCCCTTGGCCGTCATGCAGCAAATATAGTCGCCCGTCGTCTTGTACACGGGCTCCATCACGACTTTGCCATTGTGCATCGTTGGTCCTTTTTCAATCATCAACTCAACGGGGGACACGTGCTCCCACACATCCTCAATGCCGGTGACGACACAGCCGACAGATTTCCCAGGCTCTTCGTTCATTGCGGGGTAGGGTGGTTTGGCCATGACAACACCGACCGCACAGCGCTCGTCGACCTCCAGCGTGTCGCGCCCGTCGATTGCGTCGCGGCACCACTGCACTGGGTCGCCTTCGTGGCACTGGAACAGGATGTAGGTAGACGGCCACCCCATGCGGGCGGATACCTCGAACGGTACGAATTTACCTTTCTTGGTAATCGCGCCGCCGATGTCGAAGTCGCCCGTGTGGCCCATCTGCACGAGTGGTTCTTCGAACTTCATCAGCGCATCAACAAGTTGGCTGTCATCGGTATCTGTGAAGTACTTGCACACGGTACCCTGCTCTCCAGTCGAGGGGCCGTAGTCATCATTCATCAGCTTTTTATGCTCAATATTTAAATTTTTCGGGGCCAGGAACCCGGCACTACCGACCCAGCCCGAAATGCCGACCTCCATGAGTAGGTCGACTTTCTCTTGCAACATCAACTGGCCCTTGACCTTGAAGCCCTGCTCTTTCTTCAACTCCAGGAACGAGACTAGATCAGCGGGGTCGTGAGCGACGTAGGTGAGCGACTTGTCGGCCTCATCCCCCATCGGCTTCAGAACAAACGGATCTTGTGCTTTCCATGCGAACGCAAGCGCCGCGTCGAGTGTAGGGAACGTATGATATGCGGGCACCTCGAAGCCGAACTTCTCGAAATACTGCATGCCAAGCCCGCGCTGAATTTCAAGCGCGGCACTCTTGGGCGTGGGGCCGAATACGGGGTAGCCGAATAGCCGCCACTTGTCGAGCTCGGCTGTGATCTTGCGATCGTTGAAGAGATTTAAAATTAGGCCGTCTTTACCGGCCCATTTCATCGAATCCTGCCACGCTTTGACCTTCACGATACCGGGGAATCCGTCCCCGGATCGCAACGGGGAGCCATCCACGTGCTGAGGCATCCACCACCGGACCTCGTGGCCGGCTTCCGCCGATCTATAGGCGATATCCAAGCCTGTGCGATCGAAGTCAATTATAAGGACGCGCATGAGAGATCAATCCATATAGCAGTCGCAAACCTCGCGACCGCAGACACCACAAGCCCAGAGCCGAGCGCGAACAAGTCGGTATTTCATTTCTTCGCCTTGTTCGGTATCTTGGCGCCACTCTTGCGCGCCTGCGAAAGTGCGGCGGCCACCGCTTGCTTATTCGCGGTGGCTTTACCGAACTTCTTCTCGGTCGCCTTGAACGTCTTTCCGGTGTGAAATTCGGTAATGTTCTTGGAGACCGTGGCTTTACTTTTCCCGCGCGCGAGTGGCATGATTATTTCATCATCTTCGGAGCTTTCTTCGACTTCCGAGTGGTTGCCTCAGACTTTTTCACGTTCATGTTCAGTTTTTCCATGAACGCGGCAGGCTTTTTCCCACCTTTCTTGGGCATATCCGACGTCACGGCTTTCGCCATTTTCACAGGCATCTTTTTCACAGTAATCTCCTAGGGGTTGTCGTCTTGCTCGTCGGTACTCGGTTGCGTCTGTGCTGCAGCGCGAGCCACTGCTGCCGTCGCTTGCACCGGCCGCCGTCCGGTGAGGATACTCGCAACCGTTTTCAACACACTCGGGTCATCAGGTGCCAAACTCGCCAAGTGCCGCATATCATCGACCGCTGTCGGGCTCGTCATCACGGTGGCCAGCTTTCGATACGTGCCTCGACGCGACATATCGCGTAGCGCGGATACGATCGCGGCCGTCACGCCAGCAGGTCCGTGAATCAATGCTGCAGGTGCCGCGTCCAGCCCGATTGTAGCAGCCTGCTCAGCCGTCGAGGTGGGTTGTGTGGTCTTGGGCATCGCGAGCTTGCCTGTGGCATCCAACACGTCGAGAAACCGCCCAAAACCCTGGTACACAGCAGTCGGATCCTGGCCCTGGGCCTCAGCCGTTTTCTGTATCATCGCGCGCACGTTCGCGGCCTCCCGGGGCGTGCCTTCGAGCGAATCACGCAGTGTGGTGCCGGTCGTTGTGAGCGTCTGGCCGCGCTGTGACTTGAGCGACGAATTCAGCTTGTCTTCCAGGTACGAGCGCACCAAATTCGGGAACGCAGTCTTATCGGACTTGCCGAGCTGGTCTGCGATAAAGCCGATGCGCTGCGGCGTCGCATTCTTGCCACTCAACTCACCCATCGCGCGGCTCGTCACAGCCTCGGTCTGATCGTTAGCGCCGCGGCCCGCGATCTTGCCGATCGGCCCCTTGAGCAGCGGGTCGACCAATTCAGTCGACAACTGCGAGTAGATTTGCCGAGCATTCTTGATGGCGGGCGACACGTCTTGGATCAGGTCGTCGAGGTTGTTCAGGTGATTTTTAATCACGCCAGCCGTCGTGCGCTGCTCGGGCGTCGGGTTGAGACCAAGCTGGGTTTTATCTCGATTCGCCTTGTACACGCTCTCAAGCTGCGAGGGCAGCGTGATCGGCTCGCCGTTCGGGGCCAGGTCGTTGCGGTACTGACTGAGGATCTTGCCCTCGGTGGTGTCGCGCCCCGCGGCCCGGATATCGCCGTCGAGTTTCGCGAGAAACGAGTTCACTTTCGACGTCACGGCAGGTAGGTTGCGCTGCGCGAGTTGGTCCTGGGCTTGGTAGAAAGCCCGCTCGGATGCGTCGATCTGAGCGGCGTACTCCATACCCTTGTTGATGGCCTCGTATGTGCCCGCCTTGCCCTGGTCGGCCGCTGCCAAGTTCCGATTCGCTTTCACGTCGCCGGCGAGACCGAGCTTACGGGCGATCGTCTTGTTCGCTTGGTTGATCTGGTCGTTCGTGAATGCGTGCAGCTTGCCCGCCGTCTGCACCGCGCTCGCGCGCGAGTCACTGAGGTCTTGGATCTTCTGTGGTAGCTGAGCGAGCTGATCAGACAAATCCATCGTCTCGACGTCCGCGGCACGCTGTGCTTTGTACCCTGGTCCAGCGGCGGCAGTGCGGTAGGCCTGAGCCTTGCGCAACACCTCGTCGGCGGCAGTCTGCGCTGCGTTGGCAGCCTCATTCGGCCCTACGTTCTGCCCAATACCCGCGACTTGCTTGCGCGCAGCGTCCTGCACTTGCTGCGCGCGGCCCGCCACGGCATCTTGAATGACGTTCTTGGTGACGGGCGCTGCTGCCACGTCGGCCGTGAGTTGGCGCAACTGGCCGTTCGCCGGCAGGGCCTCGGGACCGAGCAGCGGGATGCCCTGCTTTTGGGCATCGGCCAGGAGCGAGCGTGCCTGATTCCAATCTTCAGGTGAATTGTTCTTGACGGCCTGTTGCAGTAACTTCGCAGCGTTCTGCGTCGCGCGGTCCGACGAGCGCAGCAGGTTCGACACCGTAAGCGGGGCAGCACCCGCCGTGAGCCCCAGCACGAGTTGCCCGACAGGGCCGACACCGTTCTCCCGGCCCGTACTTGCTGCGGCGGTACCAGCGCCGGCCGCGAAGGCTTGCGTAAGAGGCCCTGTCGCTAGCTCAGTAGCCGCGTTGCGCACCACCGGGTTCGTGGCCACCTTGCCCAGTGCGCCAGCCACACCCGAACCGGTCAATGCCCCGACGCCCGCGGTGGCCACGTCGCCCACAACGCGCTGGAATGGGGTCTGAGCTTCGGGCACGCCCGCCGCGGTCATCGCGTTCTGCACGGTCTGCCCAGGCATCGCCAGTTGTGGGATGTTCGTGCCGGCGAGTTTGTTAATGCCGCTCGTGGCCGCATTGACGCCTGTGTTGAGCAGGTCGGCTACCCCTGTCACGGGGGACGTCAGGGCCGTAACTACATTCCTGGCGCCGAGCCCTAGGCCCTGGGCAGCGGTCAAATCTTTCGGCTCTTGGTCGGGCGGCGGTACGCTAGGTACCGGAGCAGGCCCGAGATTCACGCCTGAGTACCAATCATCTGAGGCAGCAGCGGGGCTGCCCTGCCCCACAGCAGCTGAGGCTGCTTGCACCTTGTTGGCATACTTCGGATCCTGTGCGTAGCCTTGCAGGCCAGCCGTGAACTTCTTCGGGTCATTGCCCGCGCCCACGGCACCTGGGTACGTGGTCTTGATCAGATCGACGTACCGATCCGCGAAAGCATCTGGGCTATCGAACTTGGCGTAAGAGTCGGCAGTGCCGGTCTGATTGTCGCGAGCTTTCACGCCCGTAGGCGCTTTGATGTTGCCGAGGTTGTTCGTGCCAGGAATAACCTTCTTGCCCCACGCAGTCTCTTCGCCCCATTGCCCAAGCACTAGGCTCGGGTCGACCCCGAGTGCTGCGCCGGCCTTGGCCGCAGCAGCGCCGTACTTGGTCTTGAATGCGTCGATCGTGCTCGCGGGGGCGTTGCTAGGGACTGTGCTCGACGCCGGAGTGGGGGCATCTGGGGCCCCCGGCGTCGAGGCAGCCGGCGCAGGGGCCAGAGCAATGTCGTCATCCCAGCTCACGGCTTCACCCCTTCCTTGCCATTGGGCAGGATCACGTGAGTGCCGGAGGGCAGCGCATCGTACTCAGCTTTGCTCGCGGGCTTCGCTGGCCCATCTCCTGCAGCAGGGGCACCTTGCTTTTTCTTAATGAAACTACTCAGCGTGGCTTTCGAATCCTTGCTGTTGTACAGGTTGTCGACATCCTCAACTGTGAACGGGACGGCTTGTTTTATCGAAGCCGAGACCTGATCCGCGAGTTTCTTAGCCCCAGGATCAGTCCGGCTATTCGCCTTGAGCGTATCCATGCCGCCATCTACGATCTGGCGCATTTCCGCGAGCTTGTATGCCTTTGTCCAGTTCGTGTCCGTTGCGCTGAAGCGAATCGCGTCCATTTGGTGCGTGAGTGAGCCACTCGGCGCCAAGCCCTGGGCTTCAATGGCTGCCAAGTTACGCTGCACGCCTGCGATTTTCACGTTATAGGTCTGGGCTTCTTGAGGAGTCAGCATGTTGGCCAGCGACTCCTTACCTGCGTCGAGCAAGCTCGGCCCTGGCGTCCGGCCCCCGAAGAACCCAGAACTTTGCGAGATCGGGCCGCGCGCGATATTCGCGATGTCCTTCGTGGCCAAGTTGGCTGAAGAAAGGATGCGATTCGTATAGACCGCTTCGCGCCCACCGGCTGCTCCGGTGCTGCCCGATTCTTTGGCCAGATGGTCCTTAATCGCCTGCTTGTACTCAGGCGTGCCAGTGCCATACGTCGCCGCTGCTTCTTTCATGAATGGGTCTTGTCCTGCGCTATCAGCCGCGCGCTGCGAGTTCGCGTCGAGACGAGACTCGCGCTCCTGGTCGATCTTTGCACGGGTGTCCGCCGCGCGCTCGGCCAGCACAGTCTTGTATTGGGGGGAGCCCGCGATGAACGCTTTGTTGATAGTAGGGTTAAAGGGGCCTTGTATAGTCGTTGCCACGTCATTCGGGATGGCGCCAGTCTTATTTGCGTCTGTAATCTGTTGATTGCGCTGCCGCCCTGCCTGCTCGGCCGCCTCTTGCGGCGAAGTGCCGCTGGCGAGCAAGTTGTCGTATAGGTCTTGCGCACTCGTGGCGATATCCACCATCTTGTCGTGCTGGCGGTCGTTGATATTCATGCCCAACAGACGCTGGTTGATATTGTTCGTAATTGTCTGCTGCTGTTTCTGCTGCGTTGCCACAACACTATTTTTCAGCTGCACTCCCATATCGGGGTTAACCTGTGACACCTTGCCGATCGTGGCGTCCGTGGGTAGCCCCGTTTGTGGGTCTACGGCGCCGGGCTGCTGAAATAGCTGCAGCACAGCATTCTTCTGCTGAGCTTGCTGCTGAGCATCCTGCACCTGAAGCTGCGCGAGCTGATTGCGGTACTGCATCTGCTGTGCAGCGGCCACGCTCTGGGCAGTCGGAAGCTGCGGGAATTTATACCCCAACGGGATACTTGCGTCGACGGTGTCGCCTGCCATGATCTTAGCTCCTTAGCCTATTAAGGAATCGCCCGCACCAGACACCTGGCCCGCCGCACCGCTCGTCCCGCCTACCCCACCCAGATTATTAATCGCGCTGCTGAATGCCGGGTTGTTGAACAGAGACTGCAAACCGCTGCTCACCGAGTTCGCCGACCCAATCGTACCCGCCGCTTGCGCGTTACCCGCGCCGATAATATTGCTACCTTGCTGCGCCGCTGAAGCCG